ATAAAACCAGAAATAAATGGTATAAAACCAGAAATAAATGGTGGTGCGATGCGAAAAAAACATCGGGCAAATCCGTACATTAATTATAATACCAATGGAATACGTGACAAAGCATTTGTACAAAATAAATCAAAAATATATAAACCAAATTTACTCGCATATTATATTGAAATTTCCTTGGAATTATTTCCAGCAGAATTGAACGGTAAATTTGACAAAAAACAATCATTTATATGTAATAAACGCCGAATTGAAATTAAAAATATAGTAGAGTATATTAAAAATAAATTTTATTCTATTTCTGTCGCATCTTTTAAAACAAAAAATGTACCAACCAATAACACGTTTGCCATTCCACCTATTGTTTCTGCTCTTCCGAATGAACCATTGAAGCCCGATATTGGAGCGAAAACACACACAACCGTTGAATTACGAGCGACCGACCAATTGGTACAAGAAAAATTAACGAATATTCGCCGTGCGATGAAAAATATGTATATGAAATAATATTGTCATATTTCTCGACACATTTAATAAAAAAATGAATTTATTATTCACTTTATATATAAACAATTATTTAGAAAACAATGTTGAAACTTCAAGACTGGTTCTTACCAGATAAAATTCATTGGGGTTACTTATCTGAAAATCCAAACGCGATATCTTTATTGGAAAAGAATTTAGATAAAATTGATTGGGATTGCTTAACTATCAATCCAAATGCGATACATTTGTTGGAAAAAAATATGGATAAATTATCCGACGTGAATTGGTATTGGTTATCTACGAATCCAAACGCGATACATTTGTTGGAAAACAATACGGATAAAATTAATTGGGGTATGTTATCTGAAAATCGAAACGCGATACATTTGTTGGAAAAAAATCTGGATAAATTATCCGACGTGAATTGGTATTGGTTATCTACGAATCCAAACGCGATACCTTTGTTGGAAAAGCATCCAGACAAAATTGGTTGGTGTTGGTTGTCTAGAAACCCAAACGCAATACCTTTGTTGGAAAAGAATTTGGATAAAATTCAGTGGGGTATGTTATCTGCCAATCCAAACGCAATCGCCCTGTTAGAAAAGAATCTGGATAAAATTAATTGGATTAACTTATCTAAAAATCCAAACGCGATACATCTCTTGGAAAAGTATCCGGATAAAATTGATTGGAGTTACTTATCTATGAATCCAAACGCGATACATCTCTTGGAAAAGTATCCGGATAAAATTGATTGGTATGAATTATCAAGAAATCGAAACGCGATAGCCATCTTGGAAAAGAATCAAGATAAAATTATTTGGAGTCACTTATCTATGAATCCAAATGCGATGCCTCTGTTGGAAAAGAATCTGGATAAAATTGATTGGTTTTGGATATTTGCCAATCCAGCCATCTTTACCTATGATTACCAAGCCATTGCGGAACGTTGTATCATCAAAAAAGACTTGATGAAAAATCGGTTTCATCCTCGCCATTTGGACCGGTTCGAAAAATGGGGATTTGTATAAACTATCCAAGTTGTCTAGTCTAATTTATTTAATATTTTGGACCTTTTTGAAATTGGTCGATTGTGTTGAGACCGAGCTCGTACATAGGCAGCGTGAACCCCAGCCTTGTCGCGGGTACACGTATGTTTGCGGCAAATCGGATAAGATTTATGAGGACCCAAAAAACATTTTTTTCCGCACTTTTGAAGCATGGCGGTGCGTTGGCGAGCATTGGGTGCGTATTTAGACCAAATATATTTGCGCATGCTTTTATTTCTGGTATTTTTATTTCGTCGGGTTTTTTTTACAACACGATGTCGTTTATATTTCATGGATTTAACTCCTCCTCCCCTAGTGTTAGATATTACATTCACGCTTCGATCACGCGCATTATTTTGGTCGGCAACTAAATTTTGAGGAAGACCAGACGTAATATTAGTGGTTGGGATTACATTTACACCTCGAGCCCGGGCGGCGCGGTTTTCGCGCGCAACAATGTGGGGGTAATCCACGGTTCGAGTTCCTTGATAATATCCCGGGTCGTCGTCATATGTATCTGGGATAACGTTGGTCATATTGTTAATAACAAATATTTAATTATACATTCTCGCACATTTAATAAAAAATGAATTATAATTCACTTTATTTATTAATAAGACAATTATTCAGAAACAATGATGAAACTGCGAGACTGGGTACCACTAGATAAAATTAATTGGATTCGCTTATCTGAAAATCCAAACGCGATACAACTTTTAGAAAAGAATCTGGATAAAATTAATTGGCGGTACTTATCCGCCAATCCAAACGCGATACATCTCTTGGAAAAGTATCCAAAACAAATTCATTGGATTGCCTTATCCGAAAATCCAAACGCGATACATCTGTTGGAAAAGGATGCAAATAAAATTAATTGGATTTGGTTATGTCTGAATTCAAACGCGATACATCTCTTGGAAAAGCATCCACATGAAATTGATTGGTATTACTTATCTGAAAATCCAAACGCGATACATCTCTTGGAAAAAAATATAGATAAAATTCATTGGTTTTACTTATCTAAAAATCCAAACGCGATACAACTCTTGGAAAAGTATCCTCATAAAATTGTTTGGTTATTTTTATCTCTTAATCCAAACGCGATACATCTCTTGGAAAAGAATCTCAATAAAATTGATTGGAGTTACTTATCTATGAATCCAAACGCGATACATCTCTTGGAAAAGTATCCGGATAAAATTGATTGGAATAACTTGTCTAGAAATCCAAACGCGATACATCTCTTGGAAAAGAATATGGATAAAATTGATTGGAATAACTTGTCTAGAAACCCATCCATCTTTACCTATGATTACCAAGCCATCGCGGAACGTTGTGGTATCATTAAAAAAGACTTGATGAAAAATCGGTTTCATCCTCGAAATTTGGACCAGTTGGAACACTGGGGGTTTATGTAAATTAATCAAATAAGTATATATTATGTATAAAACAAAAACTAACAAATAAAATAACCACACCTAATAATTATCGACCGGACCAATTTATTTTTTGTTAGTTTGTTCCAAAAAATAAAGAAAAACATTCAACTAACAAATAAAATAACTATAAAATAACCACACCCAATTATCGTCCAGACCAAACCTTAACAAAATATCCTGGTATTTTTTTACGCACGACATCTTGCATATAATTTTGATATGCATATTTATATGCCTGTTTATGCCTCAAAATATGTCCAAACACCGATGGACGTTTGGACAGAGCCATTCTATTTTCCGTGTGAAAAATGCACCCCATGATGCGTTCCAGTGCACATCGGTCGCGCCGACATTGAATGCACTGTAGCAAATTGGTTATTTTATATTTTTTTTCAATGTGGTCTAAAAAAGGCAACTTAATATAAGTTTGAACTCCAAAACAAAGATTAAATATACTTACATCTTGTTTTTTTATTAGCGACATGGATGATACTAAATTATTTTTGTTGTTGTTAAATTGTAGTTTTTTTTGAATAATGTTTGCATTGGCTAAAAAACGCGATATATACATAATATGATGAAAATCGTCTCGTCCAGACGCATTGTTGTAAGGGAAATGCCAAAGAGGCAATACGTCTGGGATTGCACCAGTTTCGAAATTTATTTTTTTATGAATAAACACGCTGTCGTGCATAATAACCGCGGCGTTAAACCAACGATGTTTTAGTAGATATATAAAAGGCAACAACTCTCCTCTTCCTGGATACTCGGAATTAATTACGGTAATGTTTTTCAAATTAGTTTCTGCATCGCGAGTTAAAAATTCTGTCTTGCTATTGTCGTCGATAATAATAATAGGGACAGCGGGATACAAGGCGTTAATTAGTGTGACGGAACGAATCCAATATTTATTGGTCTTGTGCGAATTTACATGGCGTGTTAGTATAAATCCAAATGTCATTGTTATTATAACACTATGTTTCATTCCAACGAATTTATTTATTATGTTTTTTTTGTACTGTCGTAAAAAAATCGGACCAGTCTGCAGTAATAATTATAATCGCTCCAAATAAATACAAGAGTAGTTTTATGTGTGGGGTAAAATATTGCATGTTGTTTTTCTTTGGATTAAAAATAAAAATAATCAACAAGGACATGCAAATAACAAAAAGAAATTCAGAAATTTTCTTGACTCTAACTAATTTATCGTCGTATAGATAAAACACGGATTTTTTATTATAATTTACATATTTATCTAATAAAGTACTGACAATAAACACTATTTTTAGCCCAATAATAATCCAAACCGCTATCGATATTATTTGTATAATGGACATGCGTCTTTCTTATATATTATATTTATTTCAAAATTTTCATTTTATTGTATAAAACACAATGAATAATGCGAATTTTATAAAAAAATAATTTAACTTTATAGCACTTGACATTTTTAAAAAATTATCTATCCAAACAATATAAAAAGTTATTTAGACAAAAAATGTTGAAACTGCATAACTGGGTACCACTAAATAAAATTAATTGGAGTTACTTATCTGGAAATCCAAACGCGATATCTCTGTTGGAAAATAATTTAGATAAAATTGATTGGGTTTGTTTATCTAGCAATCCAAACGCGATACAACTCTTGAGAAAAAACCCTCAAAAAATTAATTGGCTTCACTTTTCTTGCAATCCAAATGCAATATCCCTGTTAAAAAAGTATCCGGAACAAATTGATTGGATATCCTTATCTTGCAATCCAAACGCGATACAACTCTTAAAAAAGAATCTGGATAAAATTAATTGGTTGGCGTTATCTAGCAATCCAAACGCGATACATCTTTTGGAAAAGAATTTGGATAAAATTAATTGGTGTGCTTTATCTAGAAATCCAAACGCAATCGCCCTAAAAATCGGTTCCATCCTCGAAATCTGGACCAGTTTTCCAACTGGGGATTTGTTTAAATAACAAGCAAAAATGCCATAATTTAATAATAATAATAATAAGGATTATACGTCCAACAGATTTATTGAACATGTCGTCGTGGACAATAGTTTAATGGTTAATTGTTCCGTGAGATAATGAATGGTTACATCTTTTTTGCTTAATTCAATCTCCATTCTGGTAATTATTTTTTGTTGATTTTCCACCAAATCTTTGGTTTTGCCAAGTTCCGCGTAATGGTTGGCCTTGTTTTGATTTAAAAATGTCAGCCATTTTTGATGACATTTTGATTTTGTGTGAGATGTAAATCTCGATGTATTTTTGTAGATTTGGTCTTTTCTTGTTCCACACGGACAAATCAGTCCATGGTGAATTGTCGGGATATTGTCCACATAATGTCCCATGTTGTCGACACTTGGAACATATGTATCGGAAGTGAGATTTATTTCCATTTTGTTGTGGATGGACTGATATCCTTGTTATATATGCATTTTTATTTCATTTTTTTGATTTTATAAAAAAATGAATTGGTGTTCACTTGTTTATTAATATAGACGATAAACGGACATTCAAAAAATGATGAAACTGCAAGACTGGGTACAACTAGATAAAATTGATTGGTATTTCTTATCTGGCAATCCAAACGCAATACATCTCTTGGAAAAGTATCCTCATGAAATTAGTTGGGATTACTTATCTATCAATCCAAATGCAATATCTCTGTTGGAAAAGAATTTGGATAAAATTTATTGGAGTTATTTATCAAAAAATCCAAATGCGATGCATCTCTTGGAAAAGAATATAGATAAAATTCATTGGTATAACTTATCTAGCAATCCAAACGCGATATCTCTGTTGGAAAAGTATCCGGATAAAATTAATTGGATTGGCTTATCTGAAAATCCAAACGCAATCGTCCTCTTGGAAAAGAATCCAGATAAAATTCATTGGGATTTCTTATCTATGAATCCTAACGCGATACATCTCTTGGAAAAGAATCCAGATAAAATTGATTGGGTGTGGTTATCTATGAATCCTAACGCGATACATCTCTTGGAAAAGAATCCAGATAAAATTGATTGGGTGTGGTTATCTGAAAATCCTAACGCGATACATCTCTTGGAAAAGAATCCGGAACAAATTAATTGGGTTGCCTTATCTGAAAATCCAAACGCGATACATCTGTTGGAAAAGAATCCTCATAAAATTGAATGGTGGTGCTTATCTAAAAATCCGGCCATCTTTACTTATGATTACCAAGCCATGTCGGAACGTTGTGGTATTATTAAAAAAGACCTGATGAAAAATCGGTTTCATCCTCGCCATTTGGACCAGTTGGAAAACTGGGGATTTATATAAACTAACAAACAATTAAATTCTTTCATAACATTTTGTGAGGTTTTGTATGTTTTAATTTAACTAATACCAATCAATTTTATTCTTATTTTATTTACATTTTTTGCGACCATACAAGACAATTATAAAACTTAATTGTTTTATTTTTTAATTTTTGTTAGTTTATCTGGAAAAAATCGGATTATAAGATTGTTATTTTATTTTTTGATTAAAACAAAATAACAATAACGAGGTTAATTGTAAAAACTTTATTTTTTTGATTTTATAAATGTTCTCTATGGTAAAACGGATAAAACTGATAAAACGGATATAAATAAAAAATAAAAGAATACATAAATGGTATTAACCATAGAAAATATGTCTGTTTTTGCACAAACAATACAAACTAGCAGTTCCCAAATACCGTCTGTGTTGGCTGATTTCCAAAAATATTATGTTATGTACCATAAAAATCCAGAAGTAAATGAATTTCAAAATTTCTTCTCCAATTCCAAGTCCCAACTAACAAATATTAATAATTCTCTTTTTGCAACACAAACTTCACTGGAAAAAAATATATCCCAATTAGAAACAGAAATGCGTGCCATGTCGAAAAAAATAGATATAGAAAAACAACAATATGGGTTGGCAACTACCAGCCAGTACCGGTTGGCAAACGCAAAAGATGGGGCTAACCAGTTAATCGAAGATTCTCAACATTTGTATAATATTCAATATATAAAAAATATAGAAATTATTGCTGGTGTGATTGTAGTAATTAAAATGTTGGTTAAATGTATTTGAATACTAAATTAGCGATGTTGTGTGGCGCCAATGCATTCATAACCATACATTAAAAATTATAAAATGCCTCGATTTGTTTTGTTTAAAATATGATATGTCATTGGTAAAAACATGTCGTAATCGCATACAAGTACATTATCTTCTTCGTTTTCCCCATCTTCTTCGGGATAAAACACTGCATATCTGGTTAGGGCTCCTACGTTTGAGTTGTTTTTTTTGAACATTACATCCGCCACAGATGGAGAAAACGAAAAGCCCGTTTTTATTGAATTTGGTTCCGTTATTTCCTCATTTTTTGTAGTGATAATGGTTTCACTATTTACCTTCGGGGGTCCAAACATGCATGCGACCCGTGCGGATAAAATATCCGGAGATGTGGTATATCCGACATCAGGAATGGGATATACTTGATTTTGTGGAATGCTGTTTAATTTAGACAATTCAGGGTATTCGGCAAAAAAACGGCTGGTTTTTTCATTTACTGATATCCCGCAAACATTGCGGGTATTAATGATTTCAGACGAAAGTCCAAACCACGCACGATTAGATGTTGACATTCCCATATAATGAATATCAGACCAAATATTGGAAACGTCCAACAATGCGTAAATTTCAGCATTGTCGCCCAAATAACACGAACCGACATAGCAATTGTCTACAGATAATGTGGGTGCGTTTGGGTAGATAGAACGATATAATTTTAAAATATAATCCACTACCATTTTTTCGTATTCCCCCTCTTCTTTTAGCACAGAATTTTTATCAATTACAATGCTTGGCAACTCTAGTTGGTTGTAGTGGAATACTTTCTTCTCCAACAAATATTGAATAAAAGGGAACCTGATTCCGGTTTTATTCGAATCATTATGTGTTATGTGCGTACACAATATATTTATTTTACAATTACCCCCAACCTCATCTATTTGTCGATCGAAATATTGAAAAATAGAGTCGTTTGTCTCATTAGTAGAGTCGGTATCGGAGACGGAGGTGTTCAACATATCCTTTTCTTTTTCCACTTCTTTTTCTTTATTTTTCATCACCAGGGTGCGTAATACGTTCTTTTGATAATAAACCAACGTGCGAAATAAATGTACAAACGTGGGGGGCAACAATTCTGTGGTCATTTACTATTAATTGTAATAATGTTTTTTATTTATTTTATTTTTCAATAAACAATGTATTTATTCCAATGCGTATAGATACAATACCTGATATTGCTAATACTGCACCATTTATTATATGCAATATATATATGGTGTCTCTAATGAATTATTTATTAGTTTTAAGGTATTTGAAAATGTATAAATTGAACTAAACAACAAGGAGCACGTATGTAAAATAATTATTTGTTTATTAGACATTGTAATTATTATTTATATGTTTTTTATTTTTAATATCCAAACTAACAAAAATAAAAGAAACAACTTGTATATCTTTTTTCATTAAGTAAAAATCCTCCCCGCACTTTTTCCCAAAAAATAATAAAAAATACAGTTGGTTAATTATTCTTAATCCAACACATACAGACGGAAATGCAGTTGGAAAACAAATAAAAATAAACGAAATTATCCATCGCCTAAAAAGGTACATTTTCGGTACATTTAAAGTATATTTTGGAACATTTTTCGGTCGATGAAAATAAAAAGAAAAACCAAGGATGGATTATTTTGTTTTTCTTTTTTGAAAGTTTTTATGGATTTTATTTTATTCATCCTCTTTTTTATTCAAACTAACAAAATTAAAAATGAATCCAATTGGCGAGGCTTTTGTCTCGGCGCAAGCGCCTCGTTGCGACCGTCCAACCGTTTTATACGTTGTTATACGTTGTTATCTAAATACGGTTGGTAATTTCTAAACTCTTTTCCAAGATTTCCAAGATGTGCATTGCGCTTGAATTACCCGATAAGGCACACCAATTAAGTTTATCCAGATTCTTTTTCAAGATGGACATCGCATTTTGATTCAGCCGACCCCAATTTAGTATTCAAAACCTTGCCACTCACTCACCCGCCAATTACCCCCCCCATTTAGAAGCCCGATTAAGCACCATAATATTGCACCCATATCCCCTACGGGGATATGCATTTAAATAAGCCCTACAATTACGGCGGCAATTACGGCGGCAATTACGGCGGCAATTACGGCGGCAAAAAAATAAAAAGTTGCGAAAAAACATAGGTTTTTATTTATTTATTATTATTTATTTATAAAACACACAGCACACAGCACAGAACATCATACATAATACGAATACATAACCTAGAACCTAGTTGTGTATTCGTGCAATCATTTGGTTAAATTCCGCATATTCGATTTCATCCCGTAATCGCAATTTTTGCACCCATTCCAAGCGTCGTGCAGTCTCTTCGCGTTCTTTTTGCAATATCTTTTCTTCTCTAATAACGCGTTCAACATTTTCTTCGTCTGCCAATCTTTGTCTGTACGCAGCCGCCTTTGCATCTCTATCTACTGTGTGTTTTTGCACATACCAATATTTTCCTGTTTTCGCGCAATGTATAAACTTGTTGCCCATTTTGGTTCTATCCAAGTCAGCCAAGAAATTATACACCACGTCCGAGTAAAACCATTTCTCAAAATACACAATGGCACTGTAATAATTCAGTCCCGTATTTACATCGGTCTTTAATAACGGACATACTTTAGACACTACTCCATATCCCGCATCGTAAAATGCCTGGGATACATAATCCAAATAATCCGTGGGTTTCTTATCCACATGGTGCAGTTCCACCCGAGGTAAAAACAATGCAAATGAAGTGGTTGGGACCGACATTATTATTAAAATTATTGTTAATTATTGTTATTGTTGTTATTGTTGTTTTTGATAACTTTTATTGTAATAAAAAAGAAGAAATATTTCATTTTTTTATTTTACATAGTAATTTATTTTTAACACAATTGAAAATTTTAGTTTGTTAGTTTGTTAGTTTGTTAGTTAAAGTGTTTTAAATATTATGTTTTTGTATTCCGTTTAAACTCTTGAATATTTAAAACTGCACCTTTAACTATTTTTTATATTTTCTCAAAATAATATAGATGCCTAAACATAAGACAGAATATTATAAAATTTCTGCCGTTAAATAATAATTTTAAGATAAACGAATGTAGATAATATATAGTACGACAAATAAATATATTGTTCCGATACATTGGGTTACTTTCATTAAATTTAGGGGCGTGTTGTGAATGTCAAAATATTCCAATACCGGGTCAAAAACATTGAATCCATCTTGGCACAATTTATTTTCCAGCATACTTAATACACATCCATTTAAAATAATAAACGCAGATGTTGCCATTATAATAAACAATGTGGCGACCCACATCATCCACCAAGGACCTACCGTTAACATTATAATTAAAAAAAACCAAATAGTTGTATGTAATGCCCTGATTAATTGTACATTGCTACGAGACGACAAACGTTTACTGCAGATAATTCCCTCAAACCAACATATAAAATTATTTTTTTGTTCTTTGGACGGCATATATTGTTTTTGTATATTACATTTAATATTTTTATTATATTATATGAATACTACAGAAAAAGAAATAATTGCAAAAAAAATAAAAAACACCACGGAGGAAAATGCGATTAAAGATTATAATAAATTGAAAAAAATAAATATAAATTTGGTCTCCAACGAAACACGAATTGGTAATAAATTTGTGGATCGATTTACTTTTTTTCCTCGGTTAGAAACCATTAGCAACAAGGGCATGTCCTACTTTGAGTTTGTACTGGACACTAAATACCACGAAAAAAAATATATCCAAAAAATGTTGAATTACCAAAAGGGAGACGATCCTCATGTTGCATTATATCGCGTGTTTAAATTACATTGCGGGTCCATTGGTATTTTCAAACCTCTCAATGCAATGGAAATATATTCAAAATATAAACCAAACTCCGTATTGGACTTTACCATGGGATGGGGCGGGCGACTGGTTGGCGCGTGTGTGTTGAACGTGCCCAATTACATTGGGATTGATATTAATCAATCTTTAAAAGAACCATATAAACAAATGGTGGGCTTATTGGATACCTTGGATACACAAACAAACATACAACTGTTGTTTCAAGATGCATTATTGGTGGATTACTCTGCATTGGACTATGATTGTGTGTTTACGTCCCCTCCGTATTACAATATTGAAATATATGAGGGAACCACGGCAAAAACAGACGAGGGGTGGAATAATGAATTTTATATTCCTATTTTTAAACAAACGTATAAATATTTAAAACCTGGGGGGCATTTTATTTTAAATGTGCCTATAAAATTATATGAAAATGTGTGTTTGTCATTGTTTGGAGAAGCAACAGAGAAAATCATATTAAAAAAGAAAACCAGACCCAAAAATTCATATACAAAAAAGGATTACAACGAATACATGTATGTGTGGCATAAAACGAAATAATATTGGGTTTTATTGGATTTTTTATTTCAATAAAACATTTTTTTCAAA